TTGATCCAAATATAGTTACTAATTCTCCAGGGTATATAGTTGCATCCTTATTTGGAACTCCTAATAGCTTAGCTAGGTCTATAGTTCTGCCTGAGAAATCTGTCTCAAGTCGTTGAGCTAAGTCTGATTGGAGTTCTTCACTATTCTTAACATCTACTAAATAATCTTTTCGTTTATAGTAAATACAGTTTGGCTTACAGAATTTTGCCATAAGCTGATCTTTACATCCATACTTATATCCACCTCTATAAGTATCTTCTACTTTTTTGATTATTAGTTGATCTTCTAATTGTCCATTATTCCATTCTAATAAAGCTGCTTTAGCTGCTTTACTAGGGATACCATGTCTAAAGAAATGAGAAGCTATACGCATCATTGTATTGTTTCTAGTTCCTTCATCAGGCCCATTATCATACATAGTCTGAACACATGGTACAATGTTATCTGGTTCTATTTTACTATCCATCACTCTTATACGTGGAACATTAGTTATTATTTTATCTTCTAACTCACCATCTCCCCACTTAGCTTCTGCTAAGCTTTCTCTTGGAGATTCTGCCCAGAGTAAAATATCTTTTGTAGATATTTTGTTAATATTAGATTGGTCTAATATTACTTTGTATAGTCCTGATTTCTGATTTAAGGTATTTTCACATCTAAAAATAGACGTTCTATTATATACTGACAAATCTATATCGCTGAATAAATTATTCATAGTTTCTTTAACAATAAATGGCAGATTATTGTCTGCTTGTTTAAAGTTAAATACTTCTCCTGAAATAATTATATGATATCCAGTTCCACTAAAATATAGGTCGTAAGAGCGTTGTTGAACATTTAGTTCTTCTAACTCGAACAAGATTCCTCTTGTTTTGTTAAGTGTATGCTCATCAGTGTTTTGTCCTTTATCTATATCAATAAGAACATCTTTAATATATCTTTTTCCTAAAAAATCTTTTAAAGTTCTTTTAAGTTTAAAATATTCTAAAGCTTCTTCATCGTATAGATATACACTCTTATACACAGCTCTTGACTGTCCATGTTCTAATATAACATCTATTAATTGTTCTTCAGGAATAAGTAGCCCCCGTTGCCGAGGGCTCCCTATTGCTATCTCATGATAAAGATTCACTAAAATTGGGTTTGAGTGCCGCTAACTGTGGTGCTAGCTGTACTTACTCCTTCTTTTGTATCTTCACTGTCATGTTCTACAATAAACTTGTTTGCTTTCATGTATTGTATGTAACTCTCCAAATCTTTACGACCTGCTGGAGTATTCTTTACAATTTTTGGGCAAACTGTTGGATATCCTTTATTTGCTTTTTTATTTAACTTATTATAAGTAAAAATATAATAATCAAAAGTAGAAGTTGTTACATCATAGTTAGCTTTAGTATGATTTAAGTTTAAATAACCTGATATGTCTTCTATCAGTTTATCTTCTTCATCTACCCAAGCTCCCTTTTTATTAACTCCACCTTTCCAACCTAAAGCATCTGTAAAATACAAGATCCTTTTTAACAAGCTATTATCTCCATCAATATCTCCACTTTCATCTCTGTCGAAACTACCTAAAAGTGCATATTCGATTGGATATAGCGAATTACCATTTTTAAATGATATACTTAAAAACATTTCAAGATTATCATAATCTTTTGATTTGTCTACTACATCAGTTAAAGCAACTTCTTGAAAACCAAACCATTTTGGTGTACTAGTTGTAGTTGCTGTTTTTTGAGAACCTCTAAAAGGCATATATTACTCCGTTTCTTCTTTGTATTTTAGTATTTCACTTATTATGCTATCGTAATCAAATGGAAGAGTTTTCTGGGCTAAAGGTCTTAGCCTACTTCCTACCGTTCTTTCGTCATAAGCTTGGAAAGAAATATAGAATTTTCCATCTTCTTTATTTGCCATAGCATAACCTATTACATCTGCACTAGCAGTTACTGCGTAAGCTAACCCTTTGGGTAACTCTGGCCCTAACTGACTTTTGCCATCTGTAACAACAGTATTCTTAGCATGGGAAATTATCACTAAGTTCTTACCTAGAGATTTACACAAAGTTTGGAATCTTTTTAATATATCTAGATTCTTTTTTCTTGCTTGTGCCCAATCAGCACCCCATGATGAACCTTCACCCATTGCAGATTGACCTCTTTCATCACATACTTCTTGTTCAATCCATCTATTTATGTGATCTATTGTGTCAATAGCAATAGTGTCGTAAGGTAACTCTTTAAAGTTATCCTTTAAGTAGTGATACACTTCAACCATAGAATATACTTCCATTGGTTTACCAACATCATCCCCTGTACGGTGATAATAGCCTCTTTCTATATTAGGTATAACCTCTATTTCTGGTTTACCATCTTTAGTTATTTGCTTATCATCAACCATATTAGGACGAGTTGGTGTGTTTAGTGATGTCACTGTGATTGTATTTGCTTTATTAGCAAAATCTGATCCTAAGTCTGTATCTATTAAGAGTACTCCTTCTGATCCTTTTGAGCTCCACTTACTAGCTTGTGTAGTCTTACCTGTTTTAGGTTGCCCGATAAAATACCAGGTTAAACCAGTGGGTAAGATTTTCCAGTTTGTGGATACTTTACGAATTTTAATATCCATAATTATCCTTTTTATTCAATTAGAGTGTCAGATGTTCTTTCTTTACTTGAAGAGGCATTAAGCCTATCCAAATATAAGCATAATAGGGATTACCAGCAACTACATTGAACACTTGGTCTACTCCAAATCCTCCAACTATAGATGCTGTGAATATAGTATGCTTCATTGTACATGGTGCTTGCGTTATTTTATGTGTTGGCAACCAAGTATCTAGATAGTTATCTACTTTTTTAGTAACTGTTATTATCTCCATAGCCATTGCTCCCATTCTTAAATCTAAGAATAGGGTTCGATCATCCTGCTCCTTCCATCTTAGATAAGCTGTCATTCTATCTTCCATGTTATCAAGACATACTATCATTTTAGGCAATGTTGGACTGTCTTCGTCATATAAACTGTCATGAACTATCATTTCTTCATTTCCAGATTTATACATATTGAATACATTCTTAGCTATGTGTGCTTTTTGTTTACCTAAAGCTCCTTGTGGATACATTGTTGTACTAAGGTTATGTTCTTCTAGACAATCATCATCCCATCCAGTAAGTTTTTTAAATCCCATAATGGATAATAGAGGTACCAGCTGTGAGCCGATACCTCCTAATCCTACAATTCCTATGTGATCTAACTTATCTTGAGGTATTAAATCCTTATTTCTTAAGAATCTAGTATCCATCGTAGCCTCCTTCTACACCATACACATATCTTTGCAAATCTGCGTCGGTATCTTTATCTTTATTGCCTTCTTCAAAAGCAGTTTTGAATTTATCTTCAATAGGATATCCATATCCATTAATAAAATTCATTTGTTTATCTAAAGGTGGAATAGGTTTGTTTTTTTCTATTTTGTTACCAATTTGTAGCCATTCTTCTTCTATTTTAACTGATTGTATTATTTTGATATCTTCGCTATCTAATATATTTGTATGAATACATTTATATTGATCTTTCCAGCTAAATCCAAATGCAGCTAACTCTTTACCTGATAGTGCTACAACTAAACTACCATAGAAGTTTTCATCTGGTGCCATATCTTCTATAGTATTTGTATCAGTTCCTGATAGATATGCTCCCATAGTATTATGACTATGGATTAATCCTATGAATGCTTTTTTAAGCTTTGGATATGCTTTATACGTTTTAGATAGTATCTTAGCAAAATCTTTAGCTTTCCATTCAGTAGCAGCTTTGTTTCCTAGATTTAATGGATGAAAATGAACTAGTTTCCATTCAGTTGGAAATCCATCTTTATCTGTTTTAATTTCGTACCAAGCTGGGCCTGACCATTCTAATTCTTTGAATCTAGTCAAAAAATAATGGTACTTGTTGTACTGTTTCCCTGGTATTATTAGTTTGCAATCCATTGTTTAATTTCCTTTTTGCTTTTTTAAGTATTCTTAATAATACTAATCTTTCCATATTATTTAATTGTACTTGTATGTTATTGTAAACTCTTATGAACTCATCATAATTTGATGGAACATCTCCTGAACTTCCTTCTTTTAACCATTTTAGTCTAGTCTGATTTATTTCACTATATGGATCATATTTATGATGATAATCAACAGAATTATTCAACCAAAATATACCTGATGATGTAGATATTCTATGATCTACTCTATCGCTTGGTGCATCGTTTATCTCTAATTTAAATGCTGCATTTATTACAGAATTAATATATTCTATAATAATTTCATTATTTATCATTTTAGATGCATAAGAATTGATTAGATTGTATACTCTAACTCTTCTTAGATTGTATTTCTTAGCTTCTTTTATTAATAATTCATTATTACCATTGTAATAGAAACTAGTTCCTCTAAAAATGGTTCTAGATGATAAAGATTTTGAGTTTAATGTTGTATTATCAGACAATTCTCTTAGTTTTTTAGCCATTGGTTCTAAATACATTGTTTGTAATCTAATAATTATATCATCTATTCCTCCTGTAGTAATAACTTTTTCTGTTAAATGACTACTTTTCATAGAATTACCAATTATAGACGCTTGTTTACACAAATCGTACAACATGTATTTTAGTTCTTGATGCCTTTCTCTTTCATCATTTTCCCAATAATTATGATGGTTATAGACGTTTGTTTCTTTAAGGTATGTATCATGACTTTTAGACATTTCTTTTACAGTAAGAAATTTAACTCCATTATTAAGTATGCTGCCAACTGGACTTTGACCTGAACCATATGTATCAAGCTCTTCTGTTAGTGCATTTATTGTAGTAATTTGAGGGGTATTTTCTACATTAATTGTAGCATCATTAATCCAATCTACTACATTCTTTTTCATAGAGAATGCTGAAGTTAACCAGGCTAATTTTATATAACCTTCTTGTCCTTTAACTATTTGATCTTTATCTATTTCTATTTTATCATAATTGTTAATTACAAATTCATTCATTCCTTCTTGTCCACTAGGTTCTCCAAAAGACATATAAACTGAATTGTACAATTTAGACATTAACATTTTTTCATTTTCTTTGTATTGTTTATACATAGGAGTTGTATTAATGTTAAAGTAAGCTGATCTACTATACCATGTGTAAAGAAATTGATTTATAGTTTTTAAATATAAAACAGGGTCTTTTTCTATTAGATATTCATGCAATCTAGTTTCATATCCACCATAACAAGGATTTGTCCCAGAAATATGTGGATGCCATGCTGAAACTTTATTTTTAAAAGTAAAATTAGTTTCATTCATATCATATGGTGAATTGTAATACTTAGTATAAATTCTAGTGTTATCTTTATACATATGCACATATATTGTATCTAGAGGGTGTTTTTTTCTTGCTCTTAGTATAGGTGCTCCCATGTTAAATACTAGTCCTATATCTGATCCATATGGACTTGTATCATTGTAATATCCATCAATAGCAACTACTCCCATTTTTTTGTTAGGGTCTTTTATCATATTCCAAAAACATTCCATTGTGTTTTTTATTGCTGATTCTTCTGATGATTTTATACTAAATAAATTATTAATTATTCTAATGACTCTTTCTTTAAATATAGGAGTCTTATTATCTAGTGGTACATCTCTGCAATCTATTACTTCTCCTAATTTCTTAGGGATTATATTATTTATTTTAATCCTTGACATTCTCGTATCTCCTGTTATTGTTTAATTTAATGAAATCACTTCATGCTTTAAAAACTAGTTAATGAAATGCGGCTACTAACTTATATTTAATTCGTGTTCACCGCAATTTTCATTTTACTATTTTCCTGATGATACTTTTTCTTGCTGAAATGATACAATATCACCATTATGCAAGGTTTGGCCTTGTGTTGAAGGCTCATCGTTTACGAAAATGGATACTCCGTTTAATGTCATATCCATATCTTTTGCAAGATCGATAGGTCTAGAACCTTCCATCTCACGAGATTGTCCGCCAGTTGTAAAACTGATTACTGTTACGTTTGCCATTATAGACTCCTATTTAGCTTTTTTTGTTGATTTAACAGACTTTTTTTTATTACCAACTACTGGCATCTGTCTAGACCAGTAATATACTTGTTTTTTTAATCCGTATACTTGCCCTCTTAATTTCTTTAGAGGTAATATACATGTTAAACTCATAAATAGCATGCCTAATCCAAAGGATACAGCTGCTACTAAACATTCAAATACATTCATTTAGTTACTCGTTTCTTTCTGTGTTTTGTTTTTCTGGTATAGTCTTCTGGTGTTAACCACCAACCATTACCGTTCTCATTAAATAGTTTATTTCTATCTTTTAGGTATTTTTTATTAGTCATTTCATTATTACCTGAATATGGCCATCCTTTAATATTAATTTGCCAATCACATTCATTTCCCATTATACATTATTCTCTCCCTTCAAAGTTATAGCGATTACTAAACTCTTGTTTAAATTCTACTGATCGTTTCATACGTTTTTCATATGTCTCCTTATTTCTTAATTCAGGGTATTTAGCTTGTAGTTGTCTTCTTACTCTTATAGCACTTTCCATATTAGTAAGCTTTCCTTCAATTAATTCATTAAAGAATATTTGTAATGTATAATCATTTCCCTGATGTAATATTTCCATATCTTCAGTCCATAGTATCCACATTAAAATATTATCTGATCTTCTAGCGGAATGCTTTCCATTAAAATGACTATATATACTTTGTCTTCCGAGTATTCTTTTTACTCTTTCTCTTATTTTTCCTACCATTGTTTATAAACATCCTTTCTATTAATGCTTGTTTAAGTTTTCTGTTTTCTGTGCTAACTTTATAATATTCTACTAATAAAATACATTTTTCTACTAGTTCTTCACTGATTTTTACACTCACATTTTTACTCCATTTTTAGGGTTAAATTATAGCCATGCAAGTTTCTAAAACTCTGTTAGTTTTCACTGTCCTGTAACATGGCTCTGGTCAAATATAAGAACAAGGTAGCCTCCACCTGTCTCGTTTAAAGCAATATCAACTCT